ATGACGCCGCCGATGCTGTCCATCGTGGAGCCATTCTTCTGGAAAGAGCCGGTCTTGATGTCAACCTCAGACAGGATGCCCTCAATCTTCACAGCGTTCTCTTTACTCTCAAGCATAGTTCATTCTCCTTTTTATAAATAAAATTTTGGTTGGCTTTGGGGTAGAAGGCGCCGGACAGCGAGACTATCCGGCGCCGCGGGCTTTATCAGTCCTCGGAGGGAGTGAAGTTGATGCCCTCGGGAGTCAGCACCACGTAGGTGATGTCTTTGGCATCCTCGCCCTCGCCGGCGACCTTGTCACGGACGGCCAGGCCCTTCTTGGTCAGATCGGTCACGTTGGCATTGATGGAACGGGCGGGACGGCCCAGGGCGGTGGCCAGCTCGTCGACGGACACCTTGTTGCCATTGGCCTTGACGTAATCATACACCTGTGCGCTCTTTTCGGTCAGTTTCATAGAACATAATCTCCTTTGCGTTTCTACGCATTTTGAATTTATTCGCAAGGCTTTCTCAACCTTACAAACTTATTATAGCGGAACTTTGGGATTTTTTCAAATTTTCGTTGGCACTTTCCAGCGAAGAATTTTGGTGAGAGCGCCGCTCTTTCTCTCACTTTCTGGATAAATTATAGCTGAATTTTTGGAAAGTTTCAAGTTTCGGGTTGGATTCTCTCAAATTGGTCATCGCTTAGTTCGCACCAGTTGTGTCCATCGTAGCAACAAAGGAGAGCAGGAATTTCAATTTCTGTATCACCAATCGTTCTGACGACGTAATCTTGGACTAAGACGATACTACCTATCAGATGAGGTCGCGCACGGAAGAACTCGAAGTTCTTCCTGCGCATTATCCGTAAATCTATGAAACCATTACCCAGCGGTAAGGGATACGACATTATCCGAACCTCCAAGTTTGATAGATTTATTGCCTTGCGCTGTCTTGGAGAGAGAGGGAATGTCGGTGACAGAGATTTTAAGGCTTGAAGCGGTGGCGGAGATAAGGATTTGCTTTTCCTCGATAATGGGGAGGAAGTCTGCCATCCAGTCAGTGTCGGCAGTTTTTTGAATTTTTCCGCCTTTCGTATTCTTGGATTGTGGGAAGAACTCCGCGCCGGCTGTCATTTTGATGAGGCCCTGTTTTGTGACAGATACGATGTTCAACGTCTGTGCAGGGACGACCTTTGCGCTGACTACGTAATCTTCATCATTCAGCTTGATTGCGCGGATTCCTTTGGCGATACGGCTCAGAGGACGAATATCGCCGGTTTCAATCAGCAAGAAGTTGCCTTCATGTGTCAGGATACCAACTCGCGCCTTGTCGGTGAAGATTACATTGACGATTTCATCGTTCTCGTCAAGAGTGATAGCGCGCACTCCTCCGCTTCTACGAATGTTGTACTCAGTCATTTCAGACTTCTTGCACAGACCATTCTTCGTGAAGAAGAGGATATATGGAACTTCGGCTTTCTTGTTGATGGATGTAGCCGCGCAAATTTGCTCTGTGTCAGGGAGACTTATGAGGGTGTACAGGGAAACCTTCTCACCTGTTGTAACGGCAGAGGCAGCGCAATGATAGAAGATTCCGCTCTTAGAGAAGAACAAAATTTCTTCATTGGATTGCACCGCGCGCGTTGCTACTACATATTCACCCGCGTCTAACTTCAGCTTTGTTCCTACACCGTTACGGCGCTGAGTGTAAAGAGAAGAAGTCTCACTCATAAAAATGGCGTTCTTATTAGTGAGAGAAAGCTGGAGAGAGCGAATCTCTGTTGGTTCGTCCTCTTCCTTTTCGACGTTCAGTACCTTTGTGCGCCGCTCGTCGCCAAAACGCTTTGCCACATCGCGCCAACCCTTCACCAATTCCTGATTAAACAGATTGACATCGTTAAGAATCGCGTTGATTCTTTCCTGTTCCTTCATCAAAGAAGTCTTTTCGTCCTCCAGCTTTTGAACCTCCAAATGCGCCAAGCGACTCAGCTTCATATCGAGGATAGCTTTGGCTTGGGGTTCGTCGAGCAGGAACTTAGATATCAAGGCGTCTTTTGCCGCGGCGCTGGATGCGGAGTTTTTGATGGTGTGGACAACCTCGTCAATACTTGCCAGTGCAATCAACAATCCGTCGATGATATGGATTCTATCCATAATCTTAATAAGGTCAAACTCGAAACCGCGCCGATAGACAATCTTCTCATGGTCGATGTGCGCTTGGAGAGCTTGTTTCCAAGTAAAGACCTTGGGAAAACGTCCATTATCCAGCATTGTCATGTTGATACCATAGAAGTACTGGAGAGAGGTGTTCTTGTAGAGATAGCGAAGAACCTTGTCGGGATTTGCCTTCTTTGTGAGGTAAATCTTGATGTTTGGCTTCGCGCCGGACAGGTCATTATACCTATCAATCCCAGGATTTTCCTCACTTACCAAAACTTCGTCAAGTTCACCGCAAATCGTTTCGGTGTAAACACTGAATGGGATTTCTTTTACCGTGAAACACCGCTCGCCCGTGTCGTATTCCACAACAGACCTCAGCTTACAGGCAAAACCCTCTCCCTTTTTGAGTGATTCTTTTACCTCACTCTCATTCAGGAGAATCGCGCCGGTTGCGAAGTCGGGCGCGCAGTAGATTTCATCAAAAGAACAATCAGGGTTCAAAAGCAAAATCTCCAGCGCCTTGTTAACGTCATTCAGATTGAACTGGGGAATACTTGACGCCGCACCGATGCCGATACCCATCGTGCCGTTGACGATATTGTAGAATCCTTTGGTAGGAAGAACGGCAGGATATTGTTTAGTATCTTCATAGTTATCGCGCCATTCCTCAATCGTATCCTTCTTAATGTCCGCAAACAGTGCTTCGCAAGGACGACCGAGACGAGCAGAAGTGTAACGCGGCGCGGCCCAGTTACCACTTTTCTGAATTGTACCACCATTACCATGAATCTCGGTCAGAGGGTAGCGCATAGCAAAATTCTGCCCCGCGCGATAGATGATTCCTTCGCATGAAGCGTCGCCGTGAATGTAGAAGTCAACCATCGCAAGACCCACGGCGTTGTTTGTCTTTTTGAATGGTTTATCAGCCGTCAGCTTGTTCAGATACATCGAATAGAAGACCTGTCGCGCCGATGGCTTCAAACAGTCACGAACATCAACCAGGGCGCGCGACTGCAACACGGCGCCGCTGTATTGAGTGAATGACTGTTCAATTACAGGGAGTAAATCCATTATCTCACTCCTTTTCTTTACTTTATTTATAGTATATCAGATTTTCTCCTAAAAAGCAAATTTGTGAGGTAGCCTTATTCGGCTACCTCACTAAAATCAACTTTGGAGAAGATGAAGTCTTTGCGCGGAGCCACATCTGGCCCCATCAACTGGAGAAGAAGAGCCATCGCTTCTTCGGAGTATTCCAATGTATCCAAACGCTGATACTGTTCAGTGAACATAGATTCATGAGCTTCCTCCGGTTCGAGAGCGCCGAGACCCTTCGCACGGGTGATAGTTCCGTGAATTGTGCTGCGCGCCGCGTTCATCTCTTCATCATTGAAGTAATAGGAACGTTTGTTGCCGTTGGTTACGATGTAGAGGGGAGAGCGCAACCAGCACAATCTTCCTTCTTTGATGAAGTCGGGTGCGAGGTAGTACATAGCGGCCATAATCAGTAGACCGATATGATAGCCATCTGAATCCGAATCCGTACAGATACCCAACTTCCCATAACGCAATTTACTCGCGTTATACTTCCCAGGAATGATGTTAAGCGCGCTCAACAGAACCTTAATTTCTTCGTTCTGGAAGATTTTTTCTTCGGGATGCGCCAAGCAGTTGATGATTTTTCCGCGGATAGCGAGCAAACCATACTTCTTTTCATCGCGCGCCAGCGACATACCACCCAACGCGCTATCACCCTCGCAAATCAGTAAAATCGAGTTCTGTCCAAGATACTCGGCATCCTTCAACTTGTCAGAGTTGAAAACCTTTTTCTTTTGGTTCTTCTCGATATCGCGTGTTGCGTCCAGAACTTGCTTCCTCGCGCGCTCCGCCGCCGCTTCTGCTTTTTCTACTTTCGTAAGCAGTTCAACGACCTTTTCAAAGTCGCCCTTTCGCTTCACCGCAAACTCTTTCAAAGCAGCAGAAATAGCCGCACTTGTAGCTGTCCGTGCTTCAGGATTTGCAAGTGCGGTCTTCGCTTGGTTTGAGAACTGACCGACTTTTACCTTAACAGAGACAAATCCGTCCAGTACATCACGAATTGTATCGCCGTCGTAGTTCTTTTTTGCCAGAGAATTAAATGTGCGTGTCAGAGAAGTCTTAAAGCCGGTGATAAAAGCGCCGCCCTCTGGCATATACAAACCGTTGGCGTAACCTTTGACGGCGCCTTTCGCGCTGACCCACTGCAAAGCCAATTCAACTTTACAATCATCAGTCTCATAAAAGTAGGAGAATGGCTTACTTAGCGCCCGCTCGTTTGTCAGCCCGTCAATCAGGCCATTCTTCGACAAGAAAGTTTCCTCTTTTCCATCAACTACCAGCATGATTTTAAGGCCGCGCGCGAAGTAGGACATTTCCATCAACATCTGCCGTAGCGCAGGAACATTGATGAATACATCACCATATACTTCCGGGTCAGGTACATAGGTCACCGTCGTTCCCGTCTGTCCAGTGTACTTACCAACCGACTTAACGTCTTCTGTCGGGGTTGCGCCTTCTGAAGTACTTTCAAAGCGCTGAAACCAAATCTCCCCATCACGCTTCACTCTTACTTCCAGCCACTTTGCAGTATGGCATACAACCTTGTTTCCTTCGCCATTGATACCGATTGCGCTGGAGTAAACACCCTCTCTGTGTTTTCCGCCAGAATGGGGAATGAGGAAGGCGGCGGTAAGAGAGTTAATTCCATCATCGCGCACACCAACCGGGATGCCGCGCATATTGTCCTCAACGCAAATTTCTTTTGACTTGCTGTTGAGACTAATCTTCACATACGGATTCGTAGGTTTGAAGACTTCATATTCATCTTGAACATTCACAATCAGTTCGCGCAAACCAAGGTTGATTGCTTCCTGCCGGTCGGCGCTAAGGTACATTCCGATTTTCTCACGGAACGCCGCGCCAGAAGACAGAGAGACAATATCTTTTGCGCCATAGGACTGTTGCTTTGTCTCCATGCTTTTACCTCCAATCTATCTTATAAAATAATTATATCAAAGAAAACAGGAAAAGTCAAATTTGACTTCTCCTGTCTTGCGTTTAATCCCAGTTGGTAGTACGGATAACATTCCGGCCAGGATTGCGCTTGGCGTTTTGTGTCCAGACAAGCAACTTCTTCGCGCGGGTTGCCGCCACGTAATTGATGCACTTTTCCTCAACGTTGAAGAACCTCGCGCCGACTACGATTACGTTGTCAGCCTCAAGACCTTTGGAAGTGTGGATGGTAAGTACCTTCACTGTATCTTCTTCCATCTTCTTATTGAACTCGTTTTGGTCGAGTTGCGCGCGCTTGAAAGTGTCGTATGGAATTTTTTCGTTTTTTAGCGCCCAGCATACATCATCAACCTGGGCATTTGTGCGGCAAAGAACGAACCAACTTCCGTAAGTAGCCTTACCGCTCTCAATGCGTCGCTTAATGGATTCAGCGATGGCTCGCGCAGAGTACGGAGTTTCAATCACTTGACCGTCATACGGCGCCATAGCGATACTGTAGTCGATGTACTCATACCCAGCCATGTTAATCAGCCGGCGCCCGTAGTCCAAAATTCTTGAACCATTACGATAGTTTTCGTTGAGGTCGTATGTGGTTACTGCCGGGTCTTCAATCAACTCAAGCAGGTAATCCGGGGTGGCGCCAGCAAACCGATAAATAGACTGACGATAATCCCCAACAAGCATATAGTTATCGGGAAGAACCATGTCGAGCAAGAATTGAAATTGCTCCGGCGTGCTATCTTGTGCCTCGTCAAGCAGAAGGTGCTCAACAGATTTAATGCACTGAGGATTCTTCTTAACAAGGCGGAACAGCTCGTCGAATTTTTCTTCGCTCAAATATTTAGACGTATCAACTCCTGCCGCAAGCAAAAGACCATTTGCGTAGGAATGGATAGTTCCAATGAACAGACCTTGAGGATGTCCAAGCCGCGTGGCGAGTTCCTCTGCAGCAGCGTTCGTAAATGTAATAACAACAATTTTGCTTGGGTCAATCTTTTTGTCATTCAGCAGATAACGAACCCTCTCGGTGAGAACGCGAGTTTTACCTGCTGCCGCGGCCGCCACAACGACTACTTGATTTGCATCGGTTGTGACAATTCGTTTTTGAATTACGCTAAGTTCCATAACTTTCTCCTTGGCTTACCAGTTAGATTTTGAGTAAGGAAGTGTATGATAGCCGATACACTTCTATCCACCGGCCTTTTCGTTTAGGCCATATTGCTTTGAGCCATAGAAATCAATCCAGAATTTCTCGCGTTCTCCGAGTTTCTCCTTTGGGCATTCTTCAACGAGTTCAAAAGTGAAATTTTCAATTCCATCTTTTTCCATTGTGCGGTGGAGAATTGAGTGCGCGATTGTCCCACAGCCAAAAGCAGTTTTGATATGTTGTTGCCAACGGGATTTTACATCAGTGCTACGACCAATATAAACTTCGCCCGTTTTAAGACGAGTTATCTTGTAAATGCCACTCGGCGCCCGGCCCTCCAAAACTCGCTTTATCATTTCCAAAGTTGGTTTGGCAACGTAATTATCATAAATCATTTTATCCAAATTTTCACGCTTTGTCAAGTTTGGACGGATAGACATGAGTAATTGAATGTCACCTATTGCGTCGTTAGGTAAACAAACACGATAGAAGTCTTGTTTTTCTTCGAGGGCGCGCCGACTAAGTATGTCTTTGTTGATTGCTTCGATGGCAGCGCGCTGAGTAGATAGTTCGTCAAGAATTTTGCCAAGTTCAAGACGTTTTGCTAACTTATATTGTTCGAGTTGGTTAATTTCTTCTTGGCGCTGTGTCTTTTCTTCTTCGATTTGAGTACTAACTGATTGCCTTGCCTTTTCAAGCATTTCCTCACGATATTTATCTACTCGATTAAACATAGCTTCTGTCAGCATTACTTCCATTGAAGCATAAGTTTCATTCAATTCTTGTGCTTCTTTGGCAGCGCGATTACCAAGAGAAATTAACGAATTTTTAAGAACATTCTTACTCGTTTCCATTTCATCTATTGTCTTTTGTTTTTCGTTGATTACTTTATCAAAGGAAACAAGTTGATTATTTCTTAATTTATAAATCCAATAACACAAAAAGATTAAAATGGAAAAGAGTAGTACCACAAGTACAATCATTATACCACTCCTATTTTTAATCTAAATAAATTATAAATAAAATAAGAGAAGAAGTCAAATTTAACTTCTTCTCTAATTTTTGTGGTTATACCACTTCATCGTCATAATCATCGGTACGAATCTCCCACTTACTCATCCGCCCATAATATTTATCAATGTAACTATTACCACCTTGCGCCTTATAGTCTTTGTATAATTCCTGAAGAATCTCATTATCGTTATAACTGAGAGACCGTTCACGCTTATTGGTGTGATAAATAGTCATTATCCGCTGACGTAGCATATCCTTGCTACTTGATGTCAAGATTTTGATGGATTCGTTCTGAGCATCGTTTTGCGCGATAATGGCATCGAGCGCAGGTTTAATCTCACTAAAAACCTCGCTCTTAATTGTCTCTTTAATCGCACTATGCTCCTGTTCCATCTTCACGCTAATCTCTTCATCATATTTAGTGATTGCCTCTTTGGTTTTCTCTGCCACGACTTCTCCAATCTGCCCACGAAATGCCTTCGCGCGCTTCGACTTAAAAACAGAAGTGGGCTTTGCAAAAAACTCATAGATATTCTTAATCGCAATCAGTACGGCACTTACGAGGATAATGTAGTCGCAGATTTTACCGACATCCAATTTAACTCACCTCCCTCTCTAAGTAGAGTTTGAATAGCAGCGCTCACTTATTTTTATGAACTCGCCAAATTTCATCATTATGCCATCGAGATTTGACGAGGTAGCGCTCGCAGAACAAGTCAGAGATTATGTTAAGTTTATCCATATCCCAGTATGGAATACGGTAAAGAGGGATGTTATGCGCCAAACAGTATGAGTTTTTCTGACGGTCATGGCCTTGTTGCTTGGTGAAGTCAGCGCGAGTTCGATGAAATTTCCCAACGAACTCGAAGTGCTGAGCGCCATCGAACTCAATACATATGTTCTCTTTTGGCAAATAAAAGTCAAATCGATACTTCCCTTGTTTCAAATCGTGGAATGTCTTTTCCGTAACATAAGCAATTCGCGCGGCTTCCAAAATTTGGGCTACACGCTGTTCTCCTTTACTCTGATTTATCTGTTTAACATCCATAAAACTACCTCCAATTTTCGATTTTTCAAGTATGTCACCAAAAAGTAAACTCTTGCGACCAAAACTCTACTTTTTATTAGCAGATGACCACGACTCAAAATTCAAGGTGGTGAAATAATGGCTTCTATTCTCAAGAAGATTGGCCACAGTGCCAATGTTCCATACAAGACTTTTGAGGTTGACGAGAAGTCCGACATGGACAAAATTGACGTGCGTGGGGTCATCATGGGTAGCCGTTGTTACATCATAAATACTGGGGAAGTCTATGCCCTGAACAGCAAGAAAGAGTGGAAACCCGTGCCTGCGGGAAGCTCTGGTGGCGGTGGGGTAAACCCGGATGATACCCACATTTATGATGGCGGATACATTGGTGACACGCCTTAATCTACTGTCGTCGTTTACGACGGTGGTACAATTTAATCACTTAGGAGGTTGCTATGGCTGAGGTAGTTGTCAATACTATCATTAAATTCAAGCGTGGCAACTCCGCTGGCTGGACTGCTAAGAACATTTTGCTCGAAGCTGGTGAGCCTGGCTATGAACTGGACACTGGTAAGCTGAAAGTCGGCAACGGAGCCACTCGCTGGAATGACTTAAAATACGTCGACGGTGGCGCCATTGATGTCGATGTCGATAACCTGTCTATCAAAATTGATGGTGTTGGTCGCATCGCGCTCGCTGGTTTCCCCGAAGCCCAAGCGGGCTACTCTGTGCGCAAAACTGCTGGCGGCGCCCTTGAGTGGTTTGAGCCTGCAACAGCCATTGAATTGGTTAATGCAAACCGCGTTATTGCCAGTCTTCAAAACATTGTGGGAGACGACAAGAGCGGTCTGATTTATTCGGTGTCTTCGCTGGATAGCCAAATGCAGACCGTCAACTCCCGTTTGGACAATGTCTATACCAAGGCAGAAGCGGATGTTAAGATTAGCGAAACTGTTGCACAGCAGTTGGCTGACGCTGGTCTGACGTTGGAAAAAGTTGATAGCGTTGATGACATCGATGTCAGCGCGGCTGATACAAACAAGCATATTTATCTTGTCCCAAAAGAGGAAGAGCCGGATGATGTTTATGATGAGTATATCGTTGTAAACGGAAATCTGGAACGTATCGGCTCTACAAAGGTCGATATGGCTGGGTATGTGACGAAGATTGATTTCGACGTCATTAAGGAGAAGGTTAACTCTCTGCCAACAGTAATTATTAGCGGCGTGACTTCTGTCCTCGCCAATGATGATGGAATTGTTGTCTCACTCAAAGCGCAAGAACTCGGCGCAGACGGCAAATACGCTGATGGTGAAGCAGAGGAAATCCCTATTCCTGTCGCAACCACTACTCGTCCTGGTCTGCTTTCTAAAACAGACAAGGAAAAGCTCGACAAGATTGACCCTGATGCTCAAAACGCTGTTACCGGCGCGCAAATCGGTGGCGAGGAAGCCCAGGTTGAGAACTACAAAATTGTTGTTCCTCTCGCTTCTGATGAAAAGGCCGGTGTAATCAAGTCTTCTGACGGTATGAACCACGTTCAAGTCAACGAAGACGGAACTTCTCATGTTCCCAAAGTTGGTGTTAACTCTTTGGAAAACGTGGAAGGCACCACACTCGTGCTCTGTGCAGGCGGCGCGGAGTTCATCGACTAACATCAGACCAAGTCTGTTGTTATAATTAAATAAGGATGCTATGTTAAATGGCTACTGAAAAAATCATCAACACTCGTCTTCAACTGAAGTACGATACCCTTGCCAACTGGCAGGCTGTTGAGAACTCCTTCATCCCCAAGGCCGGTGAACTGATTATCATCAACGTTCCCGCCTCTGCTGGCGTGGTCGCTTCCGAGCCTGCCATCCTGTTCAAGGTTGGTAATGGTACCGACGTGCTGTCCGCTCTGCCCTTCACTTCTGGTCTTGCTGGCGACGTTCACGCTTGGGCTAAGGCTGCTGCAAAGCCCACTTACACCGCGGAAGAGATTTCTGGCCTGGCTGATTTCATCAGCGGTGAAATCGAAGACACCAACACCAAGTACAAGCTGGAGCAGAACGAGGGCGATACCCATCTGCTGGTGCTGAGCGCGCAGGAGAAGGGCCATTCCACTTGGACTACTGTTGCTACCATCACCACCGCTGATACCATCTACGACGACACAGCCGTCAAGGGCCGCCTGGATACCATCGAGGGACTGCTGGGTATGGAGGACGGCGAGACTCCTAAGAGTGTCGCTGACCAGATTGGTGAGGCCATCACCGCGTTGAAGCTGGCCGAGACCTATGCCACCAAGACCGAGCTGGGCGCTCTGTCCGACAAGATTGGCGACCTGCCTGCTGACGCTACTGCTACTACCGTGGTCGGCTACATCGACGAGGCTATTGCCAAATCCGAGGAAACCGCTGAGGGTGCCTATGTGGCGAAGGAAGATGGCAAGGGTCTGTCTTCCAATGACTACACCGATGCTGATAAGGCTAAGCTGACCGGCATTGCTGACAATGCCCAGGTTAACGTCATTGAGGGCGTGAAGGTGAACGGTACTGCCGTTACTCCTGATGCTTCCAAGAATGTTGACCTCACCGTGCCTACTGGTGCGCTGGCTAACAAGGACGAAGTTGCCAAGACTGACCTGGCTGATGCCCTGAAGACCGAGATTGAAGGTAAGGCGAATGATGCTGACCTGGCCGCTGTCGCTAAGACCGGCAAGGTTGCCGATGTCGATTTCACCGACACCGTGCTGGTGCTGAACTGTGGTTCTGCTACCGTTAACGTCTAATCTTCCTGGGGAGAGGGGTAATACCCTCTCCCCTTTCTTCGTCGTAAAAGATGAAGAATACGTTGAGGCGCGAGTGTGTCCGATGGATGAACATTGGACACTTCCGGCGCTCTCAACGTAAATAACTAATTACGTTTTAAGGGGGTGACTCCGTGAGATTATATGCTAAATCTGGTGTTACAATCCATATCGGTCGAGCAGGCGAAAACTTTGCAACAGAAGTCTACTTCGATATTACCTCATGGGTGAATGAGTTTCCTGGTGGTTCTCCTACGTTGGTGGTGCAGCAAAATGGCGCGACTTATATGCAGACCAGTACTGTTGAATATGGAGCCAAAACGGCTAATGGTGCCTATTCGTATGTGTACGTTGTTTGGGACACCACAAAGAGCAACAATGCTACTGCTGGTATGGGTAAGTGCCAACTGTTCTACGCCCAGAAGGATGAGAACGTTATGGACGGAGAACGGATTGTGAAGTCCGCGATTTATGATATTATCGTTACCAACTCTCTTGGGGATGGTGAGGACGAACCTCCTGCTGCCTATAAGAGTTGGGTAGATGATATTAGTCAGAAAGCGGATGCAATCCTGAGTAATATCGAGAACACAGAACGCTATGCAACTGATGCTATCAACAGCGCGGCCGCCGCGAAGGTAAGTGAGACAAATGCGGCTAAGAGCGCGGCTGATGCCAAGGCTGATGCGATTCTGGCTGAGAGTTATCGAAAAGAAGTTGAGGATAACGCGATTGCGGCGGCGGCGAGTGCAGCGGCTGCTAAAGCGAGTGAGAACGCGGCTAAAACATCGGAAACAAATGCAAAGACCAGTGAAACGAACGCGAAGACTTCCGAAACAAATGCC